ATGGGTATTGATCTGGTTGACTTTAAGATTGAGTATGGATATACTGCTCATGGTGAATTGCTACTTGCTGATGAGATTAGTCCTGATAGTATGAGACTCTGGAAGATTGGTAGTGATGAAAGATTCGATAAGGATCTATTCCGAAAGGATGAAGGTGATATTGTACCTGCCTATCGTGAGATCCTTGACCGACTACAACCACTTGCTATTCAATGAAACATCACATTCCTGATGAGATTAGAAAGAACTGCTTTGATTGCTTCAAGAGTTTGAATGAAGCAGAACGTGCTGTTGTTATGTTTGGTGAGGAAGAGTATCGAAAATCATTAGACCTTGATAATGATGATGCTGAGTGTTGGAAGATACCCAGTGGAGAATCAACAACTTTTGTTGGTTGGAATCCTATATGTGTTCCTACAATGGAGTACATCGTATGGAAATTAGAACGTCGTGAACAAATCGCTAAAGGAGAAATTTATTAATGGCATTATCTAACTCAGTCGAAGAATCACTCAACGAAGCATCAGCACATCTACGCAATGCATTAGCATATGCTGCTAGGCAAGAGCGTCCAATTGTTTGCACACAAATTGCTAAGACACTTAGTGATATTGAAAGTATTGGGTCGTTTGATAATATTCTTGACACACTTGACAGCAAAATTTCGGAGATGGAAGACTGATGGACTACAAAACTTCTGGTGTTGACATTCAAAAGGGACGATCCTTTGTAGAGTATATTAAAACATTGACACCTAATGTTGGTGGGTTCAATGGAATGATGGAGATCTCACCAGGATATGAGAAACCTGTTCTAGTATCTGGTGCTGATGGTGTTGGAACTAAAATTAATATCTGTAGGATTGCTAATGATTACACTACTATTGGCCAGGACCTTGTTGCTATGTGCGTTAATGACGTTATATGTTCTGGTGCTAAACCATTATATTTCTTAGACTACATCTCCACTAAATCACTTGATGATAACGTCAGTGACATTGTGTATGGAGTTAATGTTGGTTGTGAGATGACTGGGATGGAACTCTTGGGTGGAGAAACTGCAGAACATTTCAGACAAACTGATTATGATCTTGCTGGTTTCTGTACTGGTATTGTAGAGAAGAATGACATTGTTGATGGTAGTAACATCAGAGCAGGTGATGTAGTCATTGGTATTGAGAGTAGTGGTCTTCATAGTAATGGGTACACACTCATCAATGATATGTTATGGAGACATAAGATCTTCTATAAGGACATGCCTGAGTTGTTGGTACCAACTACCATCTATTCTCCTTTGATTCAATTCCTATTGGATGAGATTCCTATTCTAGGTATGGCACACATCACTGGGGGAGGATTACCTGAGAACCTTCCTAGGTGTATTCCTAATGGTCTGGGTGTAGATTTTGATTACGATGCATGGGAGAGACCAGAACTCTTCAATAAAATCCAACAGGCAGGAGACATTACTGAGGAGGAGATGCGTAATGTATTCAATCTTGGTATTGGATTCTGTTTAGTTGTACCGTCAGATATTGTCGAGTTAACACAAACACTTATTGCCGACACACCGTTCTGGATGAGGTCTTGGAAAATTGGTACGGTACGGGGGTTGACAGATCTTTAGATTTACTATATACTATGTAAAGAAACATAACGGAGTGTAACATGACTGTAACAACTGAAGACGGTGGACGTACAAACATGTATGCAACCGAACCCAGAATGTATATCTCTGAGACTGACGCAGAACGTTATGGTTATGAGAGTTATGCAGAACGTGCAGAGAAACTGAATGGACGTGTTGCCATGTTGGGTTTCGTTGCTGCCGTTGTATCTTATGCAACCTCCGGTAGTCTCTTCTTCTTCGGAGCATTCGGTATCTGATGACTAAATTCTATCTAACGTTAGGAGAATAGATAAGGGACTAGTCATCAATAATATGTCTAATCCTAATCAACTCTATGAAGACATGGAGAGACTAAATGCCCTATACGAAGAACTCTGTTGGGCACATGATGATGAACTAGTATTCACACATGAAAATAACAGAGTCATTATTTACAACAAAACACAGGAGAAAACAAATGAATGAGAACGCAGAACGCATTAATGGTTGGGCAGCAATGCTCGGTGTCGTTGCAGCCATCGGCGCATACGCATTGACCGGGCAGATAATTCCTGGGGTATGGTGAACGTATACCTAGGACTAATGGTTGCATTCGTCGTAGTCTATATCATTACAACACCTGGAGATGATGACGATGGACCAGACCAAGGTATGATGACACCAGTATATCAAGGATCCCAATAAGGGGTCCTTTTTTTATGTCTAAACCAAAATTGACTTTTAGTTTCAAAAAGATTGAAAAAAAAATTCTGGTATTTTTTAACTCCCTTTAGTTTCCATAATTGTCATTCTGATTTCTAGTTCTCTTACTTTATCAATTGTATCCTGAACTTCTTTTGGTGGTTTAAATGCATCAATCCAATCATCATTCTCTTCAACCTCTTCCATAATCCTTTCAATCTCTAATTGAAGGGCTTGAATCTCTCTGTTTTGTTCTGCATCATCAGGAAGAGATCCCATTGTACCCCTAGGCCAGTTGATACGAAACTCAGAGTTTAGTTCAATAGCTTCTTTTCTAACTTCTTGGTTTGTTTCAATTCTATTCAGTCTTTCAATCACTCCACTATATGCCCATGTGGAGACTGCAACAGCACCTACAATAGAAATGATATTACGAATAGGCATTGCTACCTTAGTGTCATCAGAAATATGATTAGTATCTTGTGACATGGTATTATTCTTTATTAAAAATATTTAGAAAAAAGTACTAGTTTAATGCACCTTTTTATAAATATTTTTGAGTGATCTAGGTGTCCTGTGGAAAAGAAACCAGAAGAGCAGGTAAAGAAAAAAGGATTCCTAGGTAGAATAAAGGAAGCAACAGATGATAAGGAAGAACAGATTGCTATCCTGTCTACTTTTGTTAGGCTTGGTATTCTTGTTTGGAGTGGTGGAATACTCACGTTGGCATACATTCAACTACCCCCAGCACTTGGAATCCCCGAACAGAAACTAGACCCAACATTTATTGCATCAGTCTTTACTGGAGTCCTCGCAACCTTTGGTGTCCAGGCAACGAAGAAGGCTGGAGAAGGTGGTGGTAATGGTGGTGGTATCTCAAAGGCAGATGTTGAGAGACTTATTGAGGCTGCAGGAAGGACTGCTCCATCACAAACAATCAGACTAGAACAGGCTCCAATAGTTATCAAAACTGATGGACCACCTGTCAAATCTACAATAGAATAAGATATTAGGAACCCATAACAATAGGTTGATATACACAGGGTATCATGTATAACTAGTGTAGTTGATTAAACTACGATGAAGTTTATTCGTTTAATAATTCTTGCTACTGTAGCAGCAATGGTTTTCTTCTTACCGAAGATGGCATATGCTGTAGATGTCACTATGGGTTCCAATGGAAATCTTGTATTCGATCCAGATAATATTACTATTAGTGCTGGTGAAACACTTCATTTTGTAAATGGAATGTTGCCACCACATAATATTATTGTAGAAGGTCGTGCAGATCTTTCGAGAGAATCATTGATGTTCTCACCAGGAGAATCACAAGACATCTTGTTTGCTGATGCAGGAGACTATAATTTCTTCTGTGGTCCTCATCAAGGTGCTGGAATGGTTGGTCACATTCACGTAGATTAATATGGCACACGAATTTGACCCGTGTGAAGCACCTGTTGAAGGTAAGCTTGATAAGTGGGGGTTTACTATTAAACCAACAATCACTGAAGATGAATTGATTTTACTTTGTTTAAAGAATGCTCCATGTGGAACTGATAGGAAACAAGTAATGTCTACCATCACAAAATATAAGGAAAAACTAAGTCATGGAAACTAATTTCAAGACAAGATTTGATTTTGCAATGAGTTCATTCTCTAGAATGTATGGTGTCAATAAGGTGAGAACTTCACCTGACATTACTAGGTTCTGTACGAAGTGGGCAAAGACTGAAGAACAATATCCCGTAGGAAGTTTGACTTCAATTGATTTTTATTTCAGAGACAACTGGGAAATCTGGGGAGAATATGTATGAGTCATATAGCACTTAAGGCAGCACACTTTGCGTCTGCCACACTCAACAATCCATGGGGTGTTGGGAGTTTGAGTTTTATATTAATTGTTGTTCCTGTTCTAGGAATGTGGGCAGTCCACAAATACAATTGGCAACACTGGGCACCTTTTGAGAAATGAACTTACTACTTCGTGCTCATGAGAATGTGAATGACCCTGTATGGTCAGTGATTATATCTGTGATGCTTGCTGTCGGACTTGCGTTGGGTTATGTTATATACATATTAAAGATATCCTATACGGAGTTGAACGATGCCAGCAATGAAACCACCAAGCCGCAAGAGTTGTTACAACTTTAGAGTAATTGCAATTGATAGAGTTGTAGATGGTGATACACTGGATATAACAATAGATTTAGGGTTTGACTTATATAAAAAAGAACGAGTAAGGGTGGCGGGTGTCGATACTCCAGAAAAGAGAACGAGAAATCTAGAGGAGAAGGCTCTTGGAATCGAAGCAACCAACTGGCTCAAAGAAAAACTGGAAGGGGCCATCAATGGTGATGATGAGTTGTCTGTTAGGACTGAACTTGTTGGTGGCACTGGGAAATATGGGCGTCTTCTCGGTTGGCTTTATATCGGGGATGAACTATTGTCGCTCAATGAACAAATGATTGCCGAAGGTTATGCACATGAGTATGATGGCGGAACAAAGAACATGGATCTTGAAGCCCTCCGAGAAATCCGTAGGGCAAACGGCACGATGGTCTAGAACTGGTATATACAGTAGTGATGTCTTCATTCCAGACTCTGAGTTTGGTGGGGAGACTTGTGAACTAACTTGTAGTATTCATCAGGAGTAATTATGTCAGCAGTATTTGTATTTGGTTTTATAACCATACTTTGTTATGGTCTACATATAACATGGCCTATAAAAAAAGGTAAAGGTTAAGATGCAAAAGCTAATTAATTTACTTGCAGTCACATCTTTTGTGGGTACCGCAGGAATCGTAGGTGGTGGTACTTATGTTTATGTCAACAAAGATGCAATTATTGAGAATGTAAAGAGTCAAGTTACTGCAGCCGCAACAGAAGCAATCACAGGTGCCCTTCCTGGTATGTTGGATTCATCAATACCAGCATTACCTGATACTACTGGGGATGTATTACCTTCAATTCCAAACTCAACTGGGGGAGTATTACCTTTTTGATCTAATACCATATAAATAAATTTAACTGGATTGAAAACTATGGCATCCACTAGATCTTTAAAAAATAAAAACTCTTATGTTCATAAAAAAGTTGATAATGAAAATCGATTTTTTCTGTACGTGATTTTTCATTCTGCGTTTTCATTTATTGGAAATATTTTTGACGACAAGTAATGAAAATTAATGAAGTGAATATACGAATTTTAAATATACCAAAAATTCCAGATTATTTGTTCTCACCAACATTAGCTATTCCAAAAGCACCTCCAGTAACAACGATAATCGGAACACCGATTGTCGATATACCAGGATGTGTGGAGGCTTATAATACAAATAGTTCAAATAAAAACTTAATAAAGGATGATCCGAACGGAGTAGTTACTCTTTGTGATTCAAACTTTCCAAGTTTTAATCCTCTTCACTTTAATCCTGAACAGATAATACCGACTAGACCCTCAAGAGTACTGAAGACACCAGAATCTAAAGGTGGAATATCACTACCAGTAGTACCAAATAAGTCTCCTTCAGTCCCAATCAACATCGAATGTCCCACTCCGTCTCAAAAGATAGAAGAACCTTTGGGTACTTATATTCAAGAATATAGAAAAAAGATTATTGAATATAAATTAATAGGTAATAAATGTATTCAGATTACAGAAGATGTAGGAATACCTGAACAAGTTGTTGCCGGTCTTCCTAGTAGTGGCCAGGTTATGTCTGCCGCTGGGATTACGGTAGTTGCGACTACCGCAGCAGTATTTGCCAAACCTCTTTCTAAAATATTAATGAGATTAATTAAACCTATAGTTAAGAAAGTAATTAAAAAAATTTCAACTCTAAAAGGTGAAGCACCATTAAGACTATCGGTGAGCGAACGCAGAAAAATTCAAAGAGAAAAAAATTAAATTATTCAACAGTTAAATTTTATTAAAAAATAACATTATGGATTTTTTTGAAGAGCATCACAATACTTTAGATGAAGATTTTTGTGAGCATGTAATAGAAAAGTTTGAAAAAGATTCTGGAACATTTCCGGGAGTAACCGGTGCTGGGTTCGATACAAAAGTAAAAGACTCTACTGACTTATGTTTTTATACAGATCCTAATTGGAAGGAGGAGGATTCAATCTTTTACGAGTCTCTTAAAAAGTATACGACACCATATATTGAAAAATATTATGATGGTAGAATTACTGACAGTAATGTCAAGACATATGACACTGGTTATCAAATACAAAGAACAACACCAGAACAAACTGGATACGTATGGCATCATGATTCGATTTCACAATTGACTCCTAATAACCATGTTACTGTTAGGATAATTACATTCCTTTGGTATCTAAACACTACCGTAGGTGGATCAGGAACTACTGAATTTTATGATGGAACGCATGTAACACCAGAGGCTGGTAAGTTAATATTGTTTCCTGCAACATGGACATATGCACACAGAGGTCATCCACCAACAGAAGGATTAAAGTATATCTGTACTGGTTGGATTTATGAAAACATAGGAAAGATGCATACAAATTATAGTTAACCCCCAATTGGTCCACCAAGGTCTTCTGCTTTAGTTGATGTCGGAATAGAATGTCTGTGTGGTGGGGTAACACCGCCAGGATTAGTTACGACAACATCGGAACATATTTTTGCATATTGACTTTGTGGGTGAAAGTATATACCTGCCTTCATTAACTCGCCACAGTTCTTAAGTCTTGCGATCTCAAAGTCTAATCTTTTATTAGCAGACTGTTGTTGCATTAATGCAATGTTTGCTGCAGCCGCTTCTTTACATTGGTCCTGTAACTTACTATCTAAAGGTTTAGACCATGTGGCTGAGAACCCCACAGAGATGTTGTAATTATCTTTTTGACCCGTCCTAACAGGAACCGTGTACAAGATGTTTCCTGGGTTATCTAAAGACCCGTCCTCGTTTAAATCTCTAAGGTCATATACTGGATCATCATAATATGCTTCATATGGTTTTGATGCTGATACGTTACCAGTAACAAAAGGTGTAAAATTTAATGTAGGTCCTTGGCATTGAATACCTCCACCATAGGTATTTGTAATGTATGGACCTTGTAGAACTTGAATGGCTTGGTTAGTAACACTACCAGAAGAATTAGCAACAGGAGATGCAGTTGCAGAAACACCACCAACACTTTGAGCTAATGTTGATGTTGGAGATAATATACCCAGTGTTACTGAACTAATTATTGCGTAAAAATTGAGGTTGTGTCGGTTACGCTTTCTATTTCTGTAGTTCTTTGAATAATTGTTTGATTGCTTAAACCAGGACCTTGATATGTTTCTGTAAATTGAAACGCAGCTCCCGGTGTCGTTTGTGTGAATTGAGGTTTGCTTATCACTCCAGTCCATGATGAAGTCACTCCATTAATAGTTACATTGTTTTCTCCAGTTCCTGGAGAAAGATTTCCTGAAGCAGTAATACCACTTCCAGTAGTAGTGTATTGATATCCTGTATTGTAATCTATCGAGTTAATTGTTTCCTGAACAATACTTCGAGTTTCAGTACGAGATGTCATACTACCTTGACTAAAATTAGGTACAACTGGTACAGCATAAGCAGATCGAGTTGTACCATTAAGGGTTAAAAGAAACAATCCGATAAAAATTGTTTTTTGCATTATCAGAAAGCAGTAATTTCAGAAATAAATTGACCTGTTGCACTTGTACCCGCACCACCTGCAGTCAAAGTTATTGCTCCAGTCGAATCAATAGTACCAGCTAAAGAACCAGCGACTCCACCAGCTGTTGTTGTTGTCTGTCCAAGAATAGGAAGAGTTGGAGTTACACCAGCTGTTACTGTTGTTGGTGAAGGAGTTGCATCTCCTTCGAGGAATGATTCGGAGAAAGTAAATTGAGCTCCAGATGTTGTAAGACTATAGTCTGCAGGCGAATACCCTACTCCAGAACCTGGAGTGAGACTATTAAGACCACCGATTGTATCTAGAGTAATATTAGTACCGGATATCGAATATTCTGAACCAATTCTTCTCGTTTGTGAAGCAGCTGCATCAACTTGAAGTTGAATCGAAGAAGAAATTTTGGAAGTAAGATCGGCATTAGCAGGTGCCGCCATCAAAAGCATGCTGAGGATAAGAAATTTTTTTTTCATTACCGTTGCAGATATTATATGAGTATTTAGAGATTTAAAATTTGATAAAATTTGATATATATTACAGTATCAATATGAACATAAAATGGATACGAAGAAATGTCCTCGTTGCCAAGCCACATGGATAGAAGGAGTTCACTACTGGGCAACAGGAAAGAAAGGAGACCCAGAAACACTCTCAAATTTAGTATGTGGAATGGTAGAAGACCCTAAGTGTATTAATCCTTCTCATATTAAAGGTCATATCTATGGTGACAAAGATACTTGGGAGAAGAGAAGATCGTTCATAGATAGACAGGTTAAACCGAATATTTAATTATGCCACATGGTAACTTGACTCGATATGAAATGTTGTCAAAGGTTTATAAACTCAAAGATGAACTTAAAGATAGAAAAGAATTATCAGAAAAAAAAGGTCTTGCTGATGAATATTTGAATAAGGTATTAGATTTCATAGGAGAATTTAATTATTAACCTATAACTTATCTATCAACCGGGACAAGCCTAGTCTATAGGGAAATGGACAGTCCGTCAAGTGGCTGATTGCTGTTGACAGATGAGACCAGATGGGTTATTATAAATACATCGAGAGGTTATGGAACC